GGTGTAGCGGCTGCTCTTGAAAAATTGTTTGCAACTCTGTACGCTTCTGCTAATCCAGCTTCTTCTTCAGGAACAAACATGGTTTTTCTATCAAGTGCTGCTGCCATTTCTTCCGGCACATAAGAAGGCGTTGCCTGTACCGCATTGTTTACCGCCTGCGGAACAGAAGGCGCACCACTTGCCACCTGTGCAGGTGCATACGCACTTGCCGCCGGTGCTAACAAAGCGTTCATCCGCGCCCGTTCGTTTGCAGTCATCATTTTTGCCAGTTCTTCCTGTGTGAAATTCTGCCCCATAATCTGCCGTAACTGATCGTCAGTATAAGGCGTAGGAGCAGCCGGACGTGTGTCCTGTGAACCACCCGGATAGATACCTCTTGCTGTGTCAATATAAACACCTGGGTTAGCACCCGGATAAATGCCTTTTGCAGTGTCTACGATAACACCGGAATTGACTTCCGGCATTACGTTACCCATGTTTCTCACACCGTTGGTAAACAGTGTCGTGTTGCCGGGGTTGTACGCGCTGCCGTTTGCCATGTTCTGCCATGCCTGATTAACAGATTGTACGCCGTTATCGGTAAGCGTAATCGGTTTCTGATTATTTTGCTGCGGAGTGCGGGGAATGTTATCCAACGCTTTATTCATCTCGTTCCAGTCAGTTCCTTGCGCGTAAACTCTGCCACGCGGAGTATTGTTTTCTGTTCCGTAAACGCCGTTTTCATTCGCACCGACAGAACCGTTCCGAGCAAATTTATCCGCATTGTTCATGCTTTTGTTTCGTTTATTCCCAAAGTAGTTTTCGCCGATAGCATTACCGATTAAATAACCGATACCCAGGTACGGATTTGCGTTCATCATCCGCAAAATGTTGTTGTTTACCTTGTATCTGGTGTCCTCGCCTCTTTGCACACCGCTATACTTTACATCTGCCATTTTAACTCACCCCTTACCATTCTTCCGTGCCGCCTTTGGCAATAAAGCCGTCGGCGTAGTAGTTGTTGTCGCCCGTAACTTTCAAATCATGCACTTTGCGGTTGCCGCTATGGATAATGCTGACGACTTTCCAACCGCCGTACAGTTCCTTATCCATACCGATGTTCTTAACCTGTGCAAACTTGCCATCCGCACACAACAACGGCTGTGTGGAAGTTGTGTAACAATGGTGTTCGCGCCCATCTCTGTCTTTGGCGACAACGATATACACTTCTGCATAATGCGGTGTCATTACCGCCGTTACTGTTTCTTCCGTTTCCGTGCCATCTTTGTGCGGGCAAAGCACCTTGTCACCGACAACAACATGCCGAATCTTCTTGGTAGTGTTGTCAGCCATCTTAATCAGCGTATCTTCTGCGAAGCACCAAGCACTTGCAATACCGCCGAACAAACCGCCGACGCCGCTTAACCATCCGTTTCCGTTGTTGCTTTGTGTAGAAGTCGTAGTGCCTTTGCCGGAAACACCTGCCAAAGCCGTACCCGTACCGCCCTGATTCAAACCAAGAGATGCGTTCCACAAGTTCAATGCGGGTTGCTGCGCTGCTTCCTGTGCGGCTGCCGCTGCGGTAATACCTGCCGTAGACTGGTCTGTCATCTGACCTGCCAAACCCGACAAGATACCGATGTTCTGCGTGTAGGCATCGGTCATAGCGTTTGCAGCCGCGTCACTAATACCCTGTACACCGGTATTCATAACGGAACTGTTGATAACGCCACGGCTACCTAAATCGGTCAACAGACTCCCCATAGAGTTTGTAACCCCACGCTTGATGGCATTCTCCATGTTCTGCTGATAGGCTTCGGGTAACTGTCCGTTCGCAAGTCCTGCAACAAGGCCGTTTGCGTTGCTGATTTGACTTTGCGCGGCGTTGTTTAAGTTGTTGTAGTCAACTTTGGTGCTTCCCAACGATTCCCACAGCAAATCCCTTGCGGTATCATTTAACCGCAACGCGTTCGGCGCAACGGCTTCGGAATAGTCGGCAGCCTGGTTCATCAAGCGCCGTTCTTCCGCGGTCGGTTGGTAAGACTGTACGGTAGTCGTACTGCCTTTTCCACCGCCGTGCAACTGTAAAACAATTCTAAACATTCACATCACCTCATTCTTTCGGACTATTTTCTTCCGAAAACATAGGGCCTTCGCCTTGTATAAGGTACTGTGTGACCGCATACGTCGGCAGCCCGGTTTCTATGTTCAAACCCCGGTGGGTTATAAGAACGTTTCTTCCTATGTCGTCAACACAAAAATAACGCTTCTGTCCGTTCACTTCCTGCACCTTCACTATCTTCCATCCCCAAAACCGGATATACGGTTCGATCTTACGGATGCAGATTGTCATTAAGCAACGGAAGCCGCTTTTTAACGCTAACATTTCCGCTACGTCCCGCCAAAACCTGCCATCTCCGCAGGTGGAAAAAATCATCAGGATTTTACCCTCAACATCCGCTTTCATCACGGAAAACCCTCTTGTCGGCAGCCAGTTGAAGATAAACCCCTGCGGAACTTCAAACTTTTCCTTTGATTTTTCCTCGTAAAACTGTATCCATTCTTCCAACGTGTGCGGTGTCTTGTATTCCACGGCACATTACCCCCTTGTTTACAAGTCCACAATGTCTAAAATAATGTGGTCTACCTCAAACGGCACGGCGCTTTCCACCGTCAGCGAGATAACCTCATCACTGTGGTTACAGTGTACCTTGCGGCGCATATCAACCGGCATCTGCACATGCAGCCTGTCACCGATGCTTACTGTTGCCGTGCCATCCCATTCGCTTGTAAATTTTGTGTCAATGTTCTTCACCAAGATGTCATCGGAACTGATAAGGTCACGCGGTTTCATCTTGTATGCGATAGCCGTGCCGTTGTCTGTGTAGTATTCATCCGACCATTCGTACACAAACTTACCGCTTGCTACAAATACTCTGTCTGTCAGTTCTACGATGCTTTCTACTGGCATTCCGAAATGTATCGTGGTTGCAGCACCTAATGCGTAGTTGTACGCTATCCAGTAGCTTTTGTCCGAGGTAGGCCGTATCATTATCATCTTGTGCCTACGCAGGTTTATCATCTGCACAGTGTCTATTAACGAAGTGGTAATCAGCTTTTGGAACTTGTCGCCAATGTCTGCCGTAGCTACGTTGCCGTAGTCCATCGTGGCAGCCAAACTCCGTAACCCGCGCCTTGACAAATACACGACTTCGTTACCGATGTTGGTCGCGCACATCTTACCTATAGCATCAATACCTGTTGCTACTGGCTGAATAATCCACGATTTCGGATCGTCACTGTCGCTTTGGAACTGATACCATGTACCCTGCGTTTTCAGGATAAACAAATCGGTTGCCAACGGAACAACGGCACAAATATCTCCGTCATCTCCGTAACCGACTTCCACCCATTGACTACTGGAAGCATCGTTTGTATCTTCCGTCCATGTAGAACCGTCACCGATGCTGCTGTAATACGCTATGTCCGTGCCTGTCATAGTAACGAACAACCTTGCGTTACGCTGGAAGCACACATCACACGTCGGGGAGTTTGTCACCGTCATCAGTTGCCCACCATCGAACGCATAGTATTGCAGCTTACCACCGCTTGCTACCCACAGCTTGTCCTTGAACTTGGCGCACACGGGATGTTCTGCCGAACCCGTCAGCAGACCAAGATAAATCGGAAGGTCGTCCTGTTCGTTGCTCCAGTCCCATATATACGCTCTGCCGTTCTTGCAGAAGATGAACACTGTATTAGAGCCTACGTCGTAATACAGCGTACCTATTTCGTACTGGAACGACTGGAACAGCGAAGCTGATAAACCGCCACGTCCTGCAAGACGTTTGGAATCAATTTTGTATATGAAGTTGTCGCACTCCTGCATTTCGTTCTCTGCAATCAGTTCGGCTGGCAACGATACGTTTATCCCACCGACAAGGTTGTTGAAAACTGTTTTGGAAATTTGGTGTTTGTTTGCACGTCGCACGTTTTCACCTTCTTATTAATCGTATTCCATCCACATATAGAAATCGTATGTTGTGTTGGCGGTTATCGTGGCAGATGTAAATGTCTGGCCCGGTTCAAGGTAGGCTACAACAACTGTTCCACCGGTTGTTACTTTGCAATGCGCCAGATTTTCTGCATACATCCTTTGAAACTTAAAGGTTGTGCCATTTTTAAGGGTGAAAGTATTGCCAGTATCCTGATTATAAGTAGCAGTTACGACGCTGCCGCTTGCGTTGGTGTATGTAATATATCCGTTAATCCACGATCTTTTGTTTGTGGTAAATGTTAGTGTTCTTGTCACGACAACCGGTATGGCTTTCGCCGCCGTTGCAGATACCGTAACATCACCGGTAATCGTACCGCTTGTGCCGGACAACGTACCTGCCGTATAACCCGAACTTGCAGCGATGCTTGCCGTCCATGTCGTGCCATACGCAACCGACCAGCTTTGTGCGGAGCCGGTAGATGTCCTTGTGACCTGACTTGATCCCGGCTGCGTGTACCTTAATGTAATCGTTTGGTTGCTTGTGCCGTTTAGTTTCAGCGTGTAGGTTTTCCGTGTTGCAGATGTCGCCGTAATTGCCACCCCGCTGCCGGTAATCGTACCGCTTGAAATGTTTAACCTGCCTGCGTTGTAGCCGGTTGTTACAGCGGTTATGGAAGCCGACCAAGTTGTACCCGCCAATACTGTAAACGTCCGTGTAGAACCGCTTACCGCTACGGAAACCTGACTTGAGCCGGGTTGTGTATATTTCAGCGTAACAGTTTGGTTGGAACCGGGATTTAATGTAAAACTGTATGATTTCCGTGTCGGTGCATCAGCAGATACGTCTATATTGTTGACGGTCATAACATTGTTTACATTATCGCCACTGTCTATTCTTAAAGCGGGTGTCTGCCAAATGTTGTTTGGATTTCCGACAACGCTTGCCGTTATTTTTGTACCATACGGAAACCACTTTGAACCCGAACTCCATGTGTCTAGCAGGACATTGTTGCCATCATACGCATTTACTGTAAGAACCGCATTGGCTACTGGTGTGGCAGTTGCCTTGTAAAACGATTTCTGTGCGATGCAGTATCTGTTTGGGTCATTCTTTTTGTTGACCAGTACCTGTGTACTTTCGGTCGGTGAATCAAGCACCTGCGTCAAAGGAACATACAAGTCCTGACCGTCCTTTTCAAAGCTGATGTACTTGCCCGCATACAAGTTGTCCCTTGCTTCCTGCGGTGTAATGTACATCTCGCAGGAATAAGTCGTGCCGTTTTTCTGTATCTTCAGAACGTGTTGTGATTTACTCATAGACCATCACGCTCCGTTCATTCCACCCACATAATCGTGCCATCCGGCAGCACCACAGTGTTGTCGTGGTTCACATACTCCGAATTGGTTGCATTTACTACCAACGCTTCACCAGCAGAATTAAACTTGAAAACCAGCTTCCACGGAGCCGTGTCACCAGCACTGAACGGAACATACATATACAATTCTTTTCTGTCCGTGCGGAAACATGTCATCCCAACCAGTAAGTTGTCTGTCGGAAACACTGTACCCGAATAGTTGCTCCCCACGGTCTTTATGTTGTTGTTAATTTTTTCACGGCTGTCTTTTACCAAATCCGTGCCTAAAATGTCAGTATATTCCTGCATTTTTACCACCTTTATAGAAAAGGGGAACGGCTGTTACACCGCTCCCCTGATTATGTGCTTTTATTTACTAACGGGCATCTTTTCTATCAGCTTAAACAGTTTCTCGCTGGCTTCTTCGTACTGTGTGGGCATGAGATGATGTCTGTGATACTTTTCCACTTTCTGCAACACACAAATCATTTTGGGTATCATCTCATAATCAGAAGCGGACAGCTCTGTTTTATTGCCGATTTTTTCAAGGTCTGCATGTATTTTGTTCATAATACATTTACACCACATAAGCCCTACCCCCTTTTATATCAGCCACCAGTAGTGGTCGTGGTGGGTTTAAGCTGGGAGATTAAGTATGCGTTGTTGTTGATGGTGGCAATTTGTGCCTGCAACGAAGCAATCTGCGAAGCCTGCTCGTTGTTCTTGGCCTTCAGGGAATCCATCTCTAACTGACACAGTTTGTTGTCAATCATCTGAATGCCGCCGTTGATAGCGTTGACAATGGTCTGCGTGTTGGTGTTGTTGTTGGCGATCAGGTCACGGAAGCCGTCGTTGAACACTTGCCTGTCCTGACAGTTTTCCTGTGCAATGGCAAAGCGGGTATCGGCAAAACCGTTCTGCATGACGTTGTTAATGTTTCCTAACTGGGCCTGCAAAGACTGGTTGTTAAAGCCTGCCTGCATCTCTGCGCCGAGGTTGTTGTTGCCATAGCCACCCCAGCCACCGCCTGCACCGAAGAACATGAACAGGATGAGCATCCAAAACATACCCATGCTGCCACCCATTCCACCGTTGGAAAGAACAGCCATGTCCGCTAAAGAAGCGCCGTTTTCTGTCATAATAAAACCACCTTTCATAAAAAATTAAGGGTTCCTTTGTTTATACAAACCCTGATGGGTTAGTATTTCGTACCGAGAATACTGTTTGCCATTTCCTTGAACTGTTTAAACTGTTCCTGCGACATCTTTCCGCTGTCCAGTAACTGTTGTACCATCTTTTCCGGGTCTTGGTTGTTAAACTGCTGCCGGAACTGGTTGAACCGCTGTAACATGTTCATCCGGGATTGCATGTTTGGGTTGTTAAAGTTGTTGCCGTACATCTTTGTCATCTTCCTCTCTTTAACTTTGTTTTTCTAACTCGTTAATCTTTGCCCTTAATTCTGCCCTATACGCTTTTACTTCTGCGTATTCTTCAGCAGACAACGCACCGTCCACAAACTTTAAGCATTTGTAATCTGTTGCGGATAATTCTGCTTTTAACTCTGCTATCTTGCCAGCGTTAATTTCTGCTTGTGTGGGTACATAAGGCGGACGCTCAACATAATGCCCGTTAACATAAAGTTTATTTTTGGCAACAAATTCTATAAAATCGGGTTCGTCATAACCGACAAAGCAAGTACAGTTAGGATATTCCGCTTTTGCTCTTGTGAGTGCATCTTCTTCACTTTCGCCAAAATTAAACAAATAAGTAGCCTTGCGTTCACCATTGGAGTCGGCAACAAAAATATATTTATTCATATCCTGCCCACCTCATTAAAATCCTATCGCAATATACTGCATTGGTTCGCTTGTCCAACTTCCATTTAAAGCCTTATATGATACTTTACCCCTACCACTAAAGTACATATTAACATACCCGCCAGTTACACCCATAACAGCAGCACAAGAAATGGCATCTGTCGAGAATGTAATTGGTAACACGATTTCTGTCCAATTCGTTGTTACGGGAATATACTTTCTTCCTCCTTGAATAATAAGACCGCCATATTTTGCACCGAGTTTTACATACCATACATTATCAGAGCCGGGCGATGAATAATACTGTACACCATCTTCTCCCATCATATTAGAAATCATTTTAGACAGTACAGTAGTAGACGGAAAACTTGTTCCTGCGGGTAATGCATCTGTTCTCTGTAAGTTAGTTAAAATCTTATCCAAGAAAGCGGTATCTAAAGCGGCAAACCTATCATCAATATACTGTTGCTCGTCTATTACTCCCGTATCTTCTATTGTGCCGTATGCTTTTACCAACCACATACCTACAATAGAGGGTGGTTGTACTGTGGTGGAATTGCCGTAGATGGTCGAAGAACGAGATGCGTCAAAATTAAGTCCCCCTGTATTTGTGGCGGTACTTCCAACTGTACCATAGCCAACAGTGGACGTAAATCTTGCAGTAAATGCACCCGTATGCCCTGTTACATAAGCACCGGTATCACCTGTCAAAAACGGACTTGCTAAACCCGTAATATTCGGCAACCCAGCCGCAAGATAACTCCCCACTTCCGTTACCGTACCATTCGCACCTTTTACCCAACATCTTAATGAGGGTACGCGGAAAGTAGTAGAACCATCGCCATCAGAATAATATGGAACATTGCCGTTGTTAGCGGTTGAAAGTGTCTGCCATTCTGCTTCGGTTTTGCAATAGCCCGTTTGGTCTTGTACCCATGCCCAAAGGTCGCTATACGTGGTTCGGCTATATTCTCCACCAAACAAGGGTAAACTTCCTTGCGGAATGTTGGGATTCATGGAAAAGTATTCGTGACCGATAGGCATAGAAGCGTGTTGGCGTAATTCTTCCTGCACATATTCCGTAGTAGCCACCTTTGTGGTATCGTCACCGGGGTTCGGTGTCGGAGCGGTAGGAGTGCCTGTCAGCGCGGGGCTGTCAAGCGGTGCTTTATTTGTATCCAACTCCGTAAAGTTACTGTTAATAACCTCTCGGCTGTCCTTGATATAATCGTTTTCGTTTATTGTTTGTATTGACATGATTATCAATATCCTTTCGCAAACCAACTGACAGAACCGGTCACACGGCTCAAGCTGGAGTTTCGTATTTCCACTTCAAAGTATGTAGTCGTTATGGTCGTAATGTACGGTGTCAGCACATCCGTTCCCGCACCGCCTTTTAACATGACGTTGACCTCGGGTGGGTTATAGTAATGCTTGTTAAACAGCACCCTCGTCACATCGGAAGCATCGGTAATTAAAGCCGTTCCCCTGTCATCTGTGTCAGGAATATCAACGTGCATGGTCAGGTTGTTCACGGTAGGTTTGCCCTGCTCCATCTTGCTCCGCACCGCGATCTTAACCAGTGCTTCCTCATAATCGCATTCACCTACTTTGAAGTCGATAAACTCCGTAAAGCCGGGTGCTTGGTTAACCAGCTTATCAAAATCATCCAGCGTTGTGATTTCCCCATGCCGTACATAGATGTTGTTTAAGATGCCGTTACACGCCTGCAATATCGTGTCACGGATGGAGAACATCTCTTCCTTGTTTATTTCCGGGTGCTTTTTTAACAATTCATTAAACGCTACTGTTTCCGCAAACACACGCTTTGCAGAGAACGCATGATGCAACAGTTCCGTCAGCGTAATCGTCTGAAGGCAATTCTTCGTAAACATCTTGGTAAAGAAATCTACGATGCCGAACACTTCTTCAAAATGTATTGACGGATGTTTTCCAACCACCTCATCAGCGTGTATCGTTTCTGCAAAATTGCGGAACGTCTTTGTCTTGCGGAAGAAATCTTCCTGCACAAATATCGTTATCGGCAGGAACTTCACCACGCTTTTCGGCACTTTATCCTCTATATGAAGCGTGACGTTTACGCCTTTTATTACACGGTTTGTTTCCTCGTCCGTAATGCTGAAACTTTCGGAAACATTCACATGGAACTGGATGACATCCCAGTAGGTTTCCATAATGGATAGCGTTTCCGCAAGTGTGCGTTCCCAAACCACTTCCCTTGAAAACGCATCGTCTACGGAAACATCCTCGTTTTCCTTATGAGAAGCAGCTTTGTTCATCGCATCCGCAAGGGTGAGCGTTCCATCGGCAAGCGCATTGTAATCGTGCAGGCCGAACTTCCACGTTATGTAGTTTGCACTACCCCACGTCTTGGGGTAGGATTCACCCCAAGTCTGCGGAGTAAAGTTGTCTGTAACAGTAACGCTCATTCAAATCACATCCATTAAGATAACGTAAACTGGAAGTTGGTGGTCAGCTCATCGTCAGCAGCCTTGTTAATAACGTCAAACACCACGCGGTCAAGGAACGTACCGGAAGAAGAAGCGTTGCAGATGCCAGCTTCGGTGATGGCACCGGTCGCTACACCCGCAGCAAAATAAGTGGATAAGGTAAACACTTTCGTGCCGGTCGTGTGCGCATAGGTCGCCGCCAGCCTTGCCAGTTCGCTTACAAGAGCGGTCTGCGTAGCCGCTACCGCCGTTGTGCCTGTGCCTACTGCAGTATAAGCCATAGGACTTGGCTGGGTTGCGTTTGCAATGGCATCGCAAATAAAGTCAAAGCCGCCGTTTAAGATCAGGTTGTCTTTCCTGCGTACTTCCACGCTTCCGTCTTTATGCCGTAACACAGCGTTAAAAGAGCCTTTGATTTTAAAGCCGTCTTTCATCTTTGTCATTTTTATCTACTCCTTTAAACAATGATTTTGGGGTAACAATATATCTCTTCAAACTCGCACAGCGGTTCCGCATCTATCGTCTGTTTCTGCGACGTTTCACGCACAAGCGAGTTAAGGAAGAACGAACGCGTTTCCTCTCCCTGACTTATGCCGAACGTAAGCCAGTCTACCGTGCCTGTGACTTTGGGTATTGTAATCTCCAACCCGTCACTTCCCAGCAGATAGAACACGTTTCGTACTGAATCGAAGCCTACTGCCAGCGAATGATACGAACTGTCCGCAAGCACCATCAGTATCGTATCGGGCAGGGCTTCAGAAACCTTGAGCGAAAATATCATGGTAAACTCTTCGGGAATCTCGTCTGCGGAATACGCCAGTCTCGTCAGCGGTGTAATCAGCACCCCTTTGCCGTAGTGCGCGTTCGCAAACTCGTCTGCGTTCTGCGATTCCAATACTGTTCCGCCCTCTTCCGGGGTGATGTCCTCGTTCTCGCGGGCAAGGAACGTATCCATCGTGCTTTCACCGACGTAAAACGCTATCTTTTGGTCTATCTCCGTAAGGCTGTTGTCGATAACGCTGCCGTTGATAACACCGACCGCATCATCCCAAATAAACTCCGCATCGTTCCATATCAGTTCATCCGTACTGAACGCAAGGCAGTCAAACGATAACCAGTTACGCGCCCGATATTTCTGCGGCAACTGAATATCCATAATGTACTCGCCGAACGTCGCTTCCCGTTCCAACGCAATGTTGTCGGCTGCGTAGTCGTAGTACATGTTTATCTTGCTTCCGGGATAATCGTAGTCGTTTTGGTTATATTTCAGAATCACGTTGCGGTGTATGTCCGCTTCCGTGTTCATAATTTGATATGCCGCGTTCTCCGAATAGTTCCCGTGCAGGTCAACCGCTTTTACCAGCAGGTAGTATTCACCCTCGTTCGGGTAAATGTACCTGTTCTTGTTGTTTGTCTTGGTGGTGAACAGCGGTATGCCCATCGTCCAGTCCGTAGTCTGTGCTACACGGACTTCGTACACGGCTCCGTACACGTCCACAGGCTTCCAGTAAAAGTCCAAGTTAGAGCCGTTGCGCTCCACAAGAAATCCTTCCACATCAGGCATAACGCAGTACAAC